CCGCCCACGGGCAAGCCAATTAATGCGGCTTCGACTTCGGGCATCCGCCGATCCGTGCCCACGAGATCCCGCAGCTCGGACAGCTTGCTCAGGGCGATCCAGGTATGCCGGCAGTTGTACCCCCCGCCAGTCAGGAACACGTTCGGCAACTGCTCGTTGTCCATCGCATCGATCTCGGCCTTGGTGTAGACCTTGCCCACGCGCGCCCGGCAGAACGGTCGGAGCTTGATATCCGCGGGCCCCATGTAGGCGTAGACTTCCTCAGGCTCGCCCGTGGATTTCATCGCTTCCACTTGCCGACCGAAGATGTTCACCGTCGTGTCGTAGAACGTGCGGGCTTCGTACAGCTCCACGTCCAGCGCATCCGCCAAATCGTTCAGAAGATCCCGTATCGGCCGTTGCGAGAACAGCCCAGAGGCGAAGGTGCGCCAGATGGCGTGCGCAATCTCGGCCCCGTGTCCAATGAGATCCAGCCGTGCCAGTTCCTTGAGCGCCAGGATGCGGGTGAGATCGGAGGAGGTGAACTGCGCCAGCTTGGCCGCGCCGCGCAGCCGTTCCAGTTGCACGACGAGGCGATCGAGCCCAATCGTGGTCGCGACTTCCGCCAACTGGTCGTAGCCCGCCGCCCTGAGCGCGAGTTGAATCTGTCGACGGAGTTTGGCTCCACGTACCGCTCGCGCAAGCGCCCCACGACTGCCAGCAATGGCCTCCTGAGCCAGAACCCGCAGTTCCCGCTCTAGATCCCGCAGCACACGTCCGAGCTCTGTGGCATAGGCCGCAGAGACTTCGTCAGCCACGCGGGCCAGCTTGTCGGCCTCAGACATGAGCGCGTAGGTAGTCGCCTTCGCCATATCAGACCAGGAGCGCCAAGACCCACAGCGCAAGGCCAGCGGCTACGAGATTGACCTTGCTGTTCACATTGCACGCCGCCAGCACGAAGAGAAAGAACGCCACGATGAGCAACACGACATGAATCGAGAGCGTCATACGCCCGCCCCTCCCGGCCCGGGTTGTGGCTTGTCGCCAAACCGCAGCGCCATCTCTTCCAACTTCTGTTGCGCCGGACTCTTTACCGGCTCCGCCTTGAACTCTTCCTCGATCGTCTCCACCGTCTCCGCCGGCAACTCCGGCAGGAACTTCGGCAGGAGCCGCTTACTCAGTTCGAAGCTGAACGTCTGACTCCGCCCCATCTCGAGCGCTTGCCCCGCCTGGGCCTGCTCGAGCAGATCCGCAAAGGGCGTGATGTCGAAGGACGACGGATACTGGATCTGGATCTTGGCGTCGTCGTATTTCGCTTCCCACTGCTCGGGCCCGTAGGTCGCCCGGAACCACAGTTCCACGAGGCTGTATTCCGTCTTCTGGCATTCGGTCGCGAACTTCGACAGCCGCTGATTCAGGTCCTCGCGCTTGCGTTGCAGCGAGCCTTCCGCCTCGGCGTCCTTCGAATCCGATTCCCACGGCAACCCACAGAGCCGGAACATGGCCCGTTCCAAGCGGGTCCGTTCCTCGTGGTAGACGGTGACGTTGGCGCTGTCGGGCTGAATAAACTGGGCGTTGCCGGGCGTGAACATGACGTTCTCCGCGCCCTTTTCATCCCCCAGCATCGTCTGGGCTTCCGTAATCGGCACCCGATCCGCGCCCGTGCCAAGGGGCACATTCAGGATGCCGAAGGTCTGCCCGCGTTCCAGTTCCCGGGTCTCGCTGATGATGTTGTAGTGATCGATATACAGTTCGGGCTTGCCGAGCAGCATGTCGCCGATGAGCGGTTGCAAGAGCGCACGGCGCTTGGCGTACTGCACCACGATCGGCAGCGTGCCAAAGCCGTGATCGCCGCGCCGCTTCGTGGTCTGCCCGTTGACGGACTCCTGTAGTTCCCAGTACTCGTCCGTGACGATGCGCTCATTCGGCCGCTGGGTGTTGAGGGCCTCGTTGATGTTGGTACGCTCCGGGGATTCGAGCAGCCGAACAGCCAGCAGCTTCCCGCGGCGGCTCTCGCGCCAGTCGGGCACATCCAGCGGGGTATAGACCGTCAAAAGCGGCTGCGGTTCATCCGCCGCCGTGATCACCTCTTCCTCGTCCGGCCGGTCCATGTAATGAAACACATGCCCGAAAATGGCCGCGAGCGCGAAGGCGTCCGACATGTAGGAATCGATGTCGCAGTACGCCCCGTCGACGTTGTCCCACCAGTCTTTCAGCGGATGGGCGTTCTTGATCTCGGTGGTTTTCTGCCCACCAATCGTCCGTGTCACCTGTTCCCGAAACAGGGCCGCAATGATTTGATCGAGAATGGCGCCGGCGATGTTTTCGTAGCGGGCCAGCTTCCGCCGCAGTAAGAGCTTCCGCGTGGGCTTGACGGGGTTCGGATTGGTGTGGTCGAGATATTCCCGGGGATGGCCTACCAGGTAGGTGCCATCCATGAAGCCGCCAGTCCCGCCGACGACATCCGCGAGCTTCCGCCACGTCGCTTCCCATTGGACGTACGTCGGGTGGCGCAACGACGGCGGCACGGTCGCCGGGAACGTGAGCGGTGTTGAGGCCGTGGGCACTGAAGAACTAAGCTTCAGTGTGGGGGGGAATTAAATCAGGAGGATTTATTATCCCCGAAAAATCATGGGTGAACCATGCGCTTCGCGTCCCGCTCCAGCATCATGCGGGCAATCACCCACAAGGGCCGGCCGGTTTTTAGGGAAATGGCGCAGATCTGGGCGTAGAGGTCATCAGAGACTTTGAGACGGAGTTCGCGAACGGCTTTATCATCGGCTGGGACAGGCGGACGGCCGCGTCGGCGTGGTTCGCTCATTTAGCAAACCCACGCTTCCACGCCTGCACCGCAATCTGCCTCACCAATTCGCCGTGTGCGTAACAGAATCGTTCCTCGTTCGCGGTCGCCCGTGGCACGTTCGGATTAGTGCATGTCTCAAGACCGATGCGCCGCGCCCATCCCAACACCGCATGCGACGATTCATGGGCGATAATCCCGGCGCCCATCCAGCCAGCAGCGAAGACAATCTCCCCCATGTCCTTGTGTGTCCGGATGCGTTTTCCTGTCACCGTGACTCGCACCCACGAGGAACAGTGGCCCTTACAAAATCGGCCCGGCCTGCGCGGATAGGACTTGTGTCGCAAGTGGGCGAGCATGAGCTTGACCGTCTTGAAGACGCGGACGTAATAAAACATCCGGTTCCGGCCCTCTGGATAAATGCGAAAATACGCAAGTTGACCGGGAGGCGCCTTCCGTCCTCTCATAGCCATTTCTCGATCCAAGCCCTGCCAACCGCCTGCTCGGGTTTCTTCACCGGGAATTCCACCGCCACCAAATACCCGAGCGCATCCGAGGCATGCGTGATCGTCTCCCCCGCTGGCTTTTCCAGATCCTCCGACCCTTGCTTCTGAATCGACCGCTGTAGCGACCGCACGAGCGATCGGGTCGGACAAATACGGAACGGCGACCATTTCCGCACCCAGAGCCGTGTCACCCCTTGCGCGTTCAGCAGGAGACGATTGACCGCACTGAGCCTGGCCGCAATCGGCGGGTTCGCCAGCGGCACGTTGATCGTGACCGGCCCGGAGCTCATGAGCCGTTCCTGGATGATGGCGTAGTTCGACCGATGCGACTTGACGTTCCGGGCTCGGCCATTGGCATCCCCGTACACCGTAATCCCTACCGGCCAGCTCGGATACTTCTGCAGGAAGGCATCGCACGCGCTGTCGATGGTTGCTACCGGCAGGGATATACCCTCCACGACATGCAATTCCGGCCCGTGTTCGCCTGATGTCTTCTGGGCAATCACCCATTCCATCGGGGCGACGTTGAAGTCACACGCCAGCAACAGCGGGAAGTTGAGATCCGCGGGCTCAACGGATTCGGTCCAGTGCAGCGTGTCTCGGAACGTGGGATAGGCAGGCTGGCCTTCCAGCACCACGCCTTTGCCGTGGACGAACGCCTGAATCTCCGCTTCGGTCGCATTCTCTTGAATCTGCGCCAGATATTCCGGGTTATGGCTCAGGAGTTCGCTATTCTCCGTGGTCGACATATCGTACCGGCGGTAGCGTGTCGGCCGTTCTGGATCAAAAAAGTAATCCTGCATCCAGGAGAGGTCATCCGCTGTGCCTGCCGCCGCAGTCTGCCTCAACTTCGCCCCCGCATGTCGCACTCTGGCCGTCGTATTCCGCCACGCCCGCTGTGAGATCAGCGCGGGCTCGTCGACAAGGGCCCCCGCGACGTTCGGGCCCGCAATGCGCTTCGCATCTTCCGCGTCCGCCGCCGACTTGAACCAGATCGGCCCCCCGCCATCCCAGGTGAACTCGTGCTTCGTTTCGTTGTAGTGATACTGCCCGGGCTCAAGAAACCACGGCCGGCCAGTATCCGGATCGAGCTCCTCCAGCTTTGGAAACAGCGTCTTGAGCGCATGGTCGTAGGTCGGAATGACCCAAATCAGCGGCAACGGGTTGTTGATGGCGCTGAGTTTGAGCGCCTTCCCCCAGAGCGTCATGGTCTTGCCTGAGCCCCAGCCCCCACAAAAGAGCAGCGCGGCATCTGGCGTGTCATCATCAAAGAACGCCGCTTGTGCGGTGCCTTCAATGGGCGCCCACCAGATCGTCAGTTCAGGATTGGCTTGCGCCGAGGTCATGCCGCCTTCTTTGTCCCCAGTTCTCGAAACCGACACACCCTTGAACACGCCAACGTTCTACGCCCGTGCTGCTTGCGCGATCGGAACAGCCGACGACACGAGCAGACCTTCTCAACGCGGAGTTCTTTCATGTGGCTCATTTACTCTCCCTGTTTATGTCGCCCACCAAAAACGACGGTCAGCGGCTTGCCTTCATGCCCGGTGAGTTCCACACGTTCGGTCGGCTTCCCTGCCGTCAGTGCGAGCAGATAGCCCTCCAGGTGCGGCGCTTTGCCGCTCGTCATGCGGTCCATCGCGCTCTTCCGCCAAGCCTCAGAGCGGAAGAACTCAGTCGCCCATTCTTTGATTTCGAGCGTGGCTTTATTCGGCACCCCTTTGGGGCGTCCCGGGCCACCGCGTTTCAGTCCTGATGTATCCCTTGGCACGATTTATCTACGGATTCTTTTTGCGATTCTCTTCAGCGCCCCAGTCGAGGTCATGACCGTCGATAGGTCCGTGACACGCCACCACCGGCGGAATCGTGGTCCCTTCGTGCTGGCTGAAAATCCAACTCCCACAAACTGGACACTGATACGCACACGCCCGTTCGGATTGCCAGATCGCGCCACCGCTGAGACCCGGGACATGCTCGGTACGGCCACTCATCTCGGATGCACCTTGATTTCGTCCGGTTGCGCATTCGAGAAGTACACTTTCTTGCCCGCCCCATCCGTCACTTCGAACCGTACCTTGTAGGGGCTGCGCTCGGCTTTGAAGTCATTCGCATCCGGGTCGTAATACACCGTGCCCGCGGCATCGCTGACCCAGCCGAAGTCACTGGCCGTATCGATGAGTCCGCCATCTGAGCCGGTCAGAATCATGTCCGTCACCGTCATGCCGGTACCGTTGAGGTCCGCGCCATTCGCCACGAGCGTGAACGTTAGGCGTCCGGTCCAACCTTCCACGACTTCGGTAAGCCAGTCATTCTGTAGGGGCATTAGCCTAACCACTCGATTTCTCGGTCGTCGTTTGTGTCACGGATGCGTCGGGTCACATTCGTTGAGCGTATCGTGCGCGCATAATTCTCGTCCCGGATTGTGGCCGTGATAATCGGGCCGAATTCAACAACAGTCGGAATCCCGCCGCCTGTGGCGTATTGCCCGAAATACCCTTGCCCAAAGCCGAGTCCGCCCATTTACGCGCTCACCTTCAGGCTGCGGCTCCCCATCCGATCCAAAAGCTTCCTGAGCGCGGGATAGGTATTCGGATCGATGTACGAGTTCACGGTGAAACGGTAGAGTTCCTCCGCTTCAGCCTTGGACAGCACGATGACATCGTCTGGCGTCATGCGGCCCTCTTATCGTTGGACCAGCCCACGGTACTGTTCCGCCGAATGTCGTACATCCCAGCGTCTGGATGCAGGCGGATCTCGTTCGGATGCCCTGGCACAGACTGCCAGACCCGAAAAATCCCAGGCGCAATGCTCGGATCGTCCACCAAGGGCAGATGCAGCCGTC